GTCGTTTAAGGTCGTCATAACGTTTCTTAAACACTTTCTCTTCAGCGTTGACAGGGCGTTCTTCCTTTGGAGTGGCTTCTTCTTCTGAAGAAGTGTCCTCTGAAACGGTAGCTGTGTCCTCTGTTTCTTCCTTAGTAACTTTACGTTTATAAGGAACAGGCTCGAGAAGAGCCTCTGTTTGAGATTCTTGAGTTTCTTCTTGAATCTCTTCTTGTTTATTTTCTTCCATTTTATCCTCCTTGATTGGTGCTGTTGGAAAACAGGTGGCCTAGAGTCGCTTGGGGGCTATGACTATGCAGTCATAGGTGGCCTATTCATTGTAGGTGCTCCTAATCCATCTGGACTAGGTGCCTCTGCCGCCATCGGAGACGGGGCAGAATCTTGTTTTGTCATATCCATTACAAATTGTTTCATAGATTCTTCTGGTGCATTTGAAGGATATCGTTGTAAAATTATTGAAACTGGTATTACTATTACAGGTTCTTTTGGGCCTCTATCTGCTACTGCAGACATATCAATTCCTTTTGCCTGTAATGCTTGTTTTACGTCTTGTGTTAAATGCATATCAAGAACAGAGTCGTCTGCTCCTCCCATTTGCATTCCTTGATTGTTCATTGGTTGTTCCATAGGAGGTTGTTGTGCTCCCATAGGACTTCCCATCATTCCATTTGCCATATTTTTCTCCTATATACCCGAACTATCATCATCATAGTCATCTGCTCTACCATAGGCAGATTCATATGCTTGTTGGGCTTGTTGGTTATTGTAATCACTAACAGAAATACCTCCACTACCAGAGTCTGAACTTCCACTATCAGAACTACTACTAGTTCCAAATCCTTGCTCATCTTCTACAGGGCCATAAGTCTGTTCATAAAATTGTTCGCCAGTTGGTGGAGAACCTGTATCCCCATCATCTGATGCATCTCCATCTACATCAGTTATAACATTATCAGCAACTGTTGTTACATCAGTAGTTGTATCTGGTTCATCACGTTCTTGTTGTTCTTCTATTTTAGTTTGAACAGCATTTAATGCATTTGCCGCCTCTTGAATATTTGCAAATCCTGCGGCTACTGCTAAAGCGTTTCTTTGTCCAAGACTTAATGATTTAGTATTTATACCTTTTAATAATCTTGCTTTTAATTTAGAAGGTAAGCCTCCTATATCATTAGCATTCTTTAACAGTTTAAGTGCATTACCTAGACTACCTCTAGCATTTACTCTACCATTTTCATCTACATATTTACCATCTTCTCTGTAATATCCGCCTTTACCATCAGCATCAATGTTAACATTGCCCTCTCTATCAATAATAGCATTAACATTATTTTTTCTTAATTCTAATGCTTTATCTACTTTTTGTTGAAACTCTGGACTATAGTTAAAATATTCTCCTGGGCCTAATTCACTTGAAGGTGGTCGTTGATATTTCATACCCCCTTTTAAAGAATATGTTCCACCTTTACTTACAAAACTAGACCAAAAATTATCTGTATTTGGTTGATAACCATTTTGTAATATTTCAAAATAATCATCATATGATTTTCTATTTACATATCTTAAAACAGTTCCTACATAACCAAGACCCTCTCCTTGTTCTTCATTGAATGCTACTTTTCTATATCCATTTCCATCTGGTGCTTTTTCTAACCAACCATGAGATATACCTTCCATTAAAAGCATATGTTCATTCATACGTGCTCTAGTTTCTGCAGTAGTTGCATAATTAAAAATACTACCACTACCTTGAGGTGCTAATCTATTATCTACATTAGGAAGTAATCTACCTGTACCAGGAATAACTTCTTGAGTAGGCTCACTATCTGGCATATAAGGATTACCAGAACGTGGGTCTGGCACACATTGCCTTAAATCTTCATCATAAACATATCCTTCTGGACATGGCTCTCTTTCTTCTTCGTCTTCTTCTGCAGGTGGTTCGTAATAAGGAAAGTCTATATCTTGACTATTAAAAGTATCAGTGTCAATAAAATCTTGTGCTTGGTTATTAAATGACCATCCTGTGCCATCAAATGATAAACCTATATTATTTCCTTTGTAGTATGTTGTCATTTACGTTTAATTTGCTCCCTCATCTTCATCAGTTCCTGCAGAGAAGCTATCTTCCCCTGGAGTCGGTACACCTCCAACTCCGATGTTGCCACCGCCAACGCCTGTAATGTCGTCTGCATCCGCTCCCGTAGGAGCTCCTCCATCATTGGCCATTGAGGACTGTTGATTATTGTTTTTATCTTGTTGATTTCCATTTGCCATTCCCATTATTTTTGCAAAGATTGCCGCTTTCTCTGGGTCGTTTATTAATTTTTCTGGTTCTATATCAAGTGACTTTGCAATCTCAGATAATATAGAATGCCATCTAACAAACGGAGCCAAATTTTGATTTGATGCAACTTGTAAGAAAGTCATTAATCTTTGTGACCTTACTTCTTTTTGCATTAATGATGTTGTACCTCTTGCCTTTATATGCAAGTCTCCTTTTATTTCTGGAGTGTCTTCATTAAACTGCATGTTCCATGCAAATAATGTTTCACCTAAAGGTCGTAGTAACATATCATCAATATTTTTAATAACTGTTTTTATACTAAGAGCCGCCGCTCCCATTAACATTGACATACCTGCCGCTGTTCTAGTTGTAGATTGTACACCTGTTGTTCCATGCGAATAAGATGGAATGCCTGTAGATTCATCTGCTAGTTGTCTAAATCTATCAAACATCATTAAGTTTTCATTTGCTGTATTAGGAAACTTAACTCCATGTATAGCTTGACCTGGCATACCACTTTGTCTTCTAAATATTTTACCAGGAAATACTTTCATATCTTGTCCTGGCACTAACATAGTTTCATCTACATCAAATACTAAATTGCCTGCAAGTGCTAAATTATCAATAGCCATTCTTGCATGACCATTCATAATTGTTTGTGCATCATCCATGTTTTCTGGTATACCAATACCAAAAAATTGATATGGGTTTATCTCGTATGGGCAAATTAAATATGGTAATCTTGTTGGTGTAAATGGATTTAACACTAATCTAATTACTTCACCATTACATACCCAACAATTAACTTGAACTTCATCCATATCGTCCATGTCATTATCGTCTAGCTCTAAACCTGCTTCCATTGCAAGGTCAGTGTCTAGTGTTCCCCAAAACTCTAATATTTCGTATCTGTTTTTATCGTATTCACTAGTGCTTTCTCTATCTTTTAATGATGATTCATAGCCACGAGCTTCATAATTAGGCCCCATATTTAAAGCATTACGAATAGCTTCTTTTCTAAAGTATGGCCTATTCATTAAATCACGAACTTGTGAACGAGTATATACATGTCGTTGTATTACATACTCGGCATCATCAATAGTTACTGCATCTGGGTCTGGATAAAAATCCCAACAAGATACAGATTCAATTCTTGGAACTAATTTTGTTTTAGGAGAATATGTATTTTCTCCTGTTACAGGGTCTTTTTCCCAGTTATGACTTGTTTGTTCATAAGTAAACGGCCCTTTAATAACTCCTGTTCCTAAAAGTGCGGATTCAAATAATGCATGTCGTAAAACATTTACAGCACTTGCTTCTTCTAATTGGTCATGAATAAGTTTTTCCATGTTAGCAGATGCTTCTTCTGCAGGGCTAATTTGTGGTTCTGATTTACCATCTTTTGCTTCTCCTGCAACAAAATCCATATCTTTATATTTATCTTTTAAACCGCCTAGTATACTTGTTGCACCAGGTTTTAGTTCATTACCATCACCTGGATAACCATATGGACTTTGAGGTTGTTCTTCTTGTCTTTTAAATTTAGACACATGTGCATACTCCACTATACCTTCTGGTATAGGTGTAGGCTCTACTCCTACTGGAAATTTGCCACTAGAAAATAAAACTTCTATTAATTGTCCGTATGCCGCAAGAACTTTAGTTTTTGTTATTTTAACAAATACTTTTGATTTTTCAGATTCAGTAAATGCCATATCGTTACCATAGACTCCTCTATAGTTACGATAGGCTCTTAACCAACGTTCTTCATCAAATTTACGAGCGTCTTCTGCTTCAGTAAATTTACCTTTAATAAGACCTGCAAGACCAGAAACTTCGTAGTCTTGCTCTTTATTATCGTCAGTATCTGCTAAAGATAAAATATTGGCTGACTTTTTATCTGCCATATTTTACTTTGCTTCTTTTGCGTCTGATAATTCACCTTGAGTATATCTTTTTAACATGCCTGCATCTGGTTTTTCTTTTGCAGGTGGTGTATCTGGCACATTAGAAACCTCTGCTTGTGAATACATTTTTAATATTCCTGCATCTGGTTTTTCTTTTGCGGGTGCACCATCAGCTACTTCTGAAACTTCGCCTTGTACATATTTTTTCATTTTAATTGGTGTTTCCATCTTTCCTCCTAGTAATCTTTTTCATCTGCCATTCTAAAAACAGCAGGGTCTACTTTATTTTTATTTCCTTGTTTAGGAAAATTATTTGGTCTTGTTTCATCATTGGCATGAATAGTCATGTCAATTTTCTGTCCTACTGGTGCATCTTTTGAATAATCAGCAGGAAGTTCACCTTGTTTGTATTTTTTCATTACATCTTCTGGCATTTATTCCTCCAAAATTTTATTTTTAAGATACCCCATTAAATCTGGATTATCTACAAAAACAGTTATTAAACCATTAGTTAAACCATTAACTATAGCTTCTTCTTTCTCTCCTACATCTACATTCCATTGATATATTATACCATGTAATATTTCATGCAATATAGTATTAGCATGAGAAACTCCTTCCTCGTCAGAGGTATATCCTATAATACCTTCTTTAGAAAAAAACTGACCTTGTGCTTCATTTGCACTAGCTACAGTTTGTTTCCATTCTTCTAGTTTATAATTCTTATAACCTATTTTTATTTTATTTGGTATTGTACTAACACAATCACAATATTTTGCTTTAGCCATTAGTATCCAAAAACTCTATCAGAAGGTTTAAACTTTTCTTTTTCTGTGTATCTATTTGCTTCATAACTTTTTGGATGAACACTTCTACTCATCACTCCATATCTAAGAGCATCATACGCATGGTCTTCTGCATGTGTATCAACATCTTCTGGATTGTTTCTATCTATAGGTAACATTGGTAATGTTCTAATTAGATTAATACAATTAGAAAATATTTTTAATTTAGGCTGTCCAGTATTTTCATCTTTTGATAGTAGCTTATGTAATTCTAATTTACCTGCTACTCTACTTCGTGGCGACCTATCTGATGGTCTCCATTTACAACCTTCTCTAATCATTGTTTCTGCAATACTAGGGCCAGCATCCCCTCTTCTTGACCAAGTAGAAGAGTCCAAGATTCCGTATCTAATATATTCATCTTGTTCTCGTTCAAGTACTTGCTTTGCGAAAATGTCTGCCGTAACTCTTTTGGTGTAATACTCTCTGTATACCCAGAAATTGTTATCGAAGTCCATTGCCAACCAGAGAACGCAAGCCGCAGATGAATACCCCCAGTCGCACGTTCTAAATCTGAGCCAACTGCGGGGGATGTTAAAAGGCTCCACAACATGAGTAGGAATACTAAATTCTGGAAAAGCCGAGTTTTCAAATGCACCCCAATCTCCTTCTAAAAATTGTTTACGTTGTACTTCTGGTAACGATGACAACATTATAAGATAATCATCTGTCTGCATTAGATAGGGATTATCTTGTAGTTTTGCAGGTATAAATCTTCTTGTTATAGATTTATTTCCTACTATAGTATTTATATTTACATCAAACGCTGAGTTTGGTTCTGCAGGGTCAACAAACATTTCTTTAACCCATTGTGAACCAACGTTACCTGGATTGCCTGTAGCTCTCATAAACACAGGTATATCTGGGTCTACACTACGAAGAGATGAACGTAAAAAGTTATATATCTCTGGTGTAGGATATTGTGGTAATTCATCAATACCTATCCACGTATACGATTGACCTTGGTAACGAAGAACATCAGTTAAGTTTTCTGCGTAACCAAATTCAATTCTAGCACCAGATGGGAATCGCCATTCTTTTTCTTGCTCTCTCCATTTAGCACCTGGAAATGCTTGACCATATAAACGTTGAGAATGATTAATCATATCTCTAAGTTCTGGCATTGAACGTCTAATTAATAACGCTCTATGATTTCCTTTGTCACAATAACGAAGTGGGTCTATCAACATTGCGTATGATTTACCACCACCTCTTGCACCACCATAAAAAACTTCTCTTTCTGATGCCGCTAAGAACTCTGTCTGTGGCCCTTCGTTTGGTTGAAAGATTATATTATCTTCAACATGTTCTTGTACATTTGGCGGAAGTTGTTCTACTTCATCTTTAGTTAAGACTGCAGAATCTTTTCCTTTTAATGCATTGTCCGTTTTTAATATCTGTTCTTTTTTCTTTTTAGCATAGTGTAAATCTACTGAGGCTTTTTGTATTTTTTTTTTCTTGAGTTTTTAAAACTCGTTTAGCTGATGCCCTAGCTTTACTTTCTACGCTGAGAACTCTAGGAGCTTGTTGGACTCCTCGTTTTCTTCCAAGATTTTTTCTTGGTTTAGGTGGTTCAATGTCTGCCATCTGTTATTAATTATTTTTCTTAAACCTGTATGTGTAATTGGTCTTTCTGTTTTTTGAGTTAGCCATCTTGCAACCTCACGATAAGAACAATTATTTAAATATTCTTTTGCTTCTTCTAGTGCATCTAGTTCTAATTGCACTGGCTCAATATAATCTGGGTCATCAGATTCTTTATAGCCAAATGGTATTACTCTTGCTTTTCTTTTAATTCGTTGCATCTTTTGGCGGTAGTATAAATATACCATGAGCAACTTGTGCGTTAATATCTATCTTATCTTTTTTAACAAGTCCGACACGGTCAAGTATTTGTTTGGCCGCTTCCATTCTAATATTAACACCAGGAGTTTTACCATCTTCATCTAGTGCATCCACTAAACCTTTTACTGCTTTTGCAGAGTTAAGTGCTAAAGAGTATTCTGCTCTTTCTAGTATTTCATCTTTTAACGCTTTAACAACTTTAGGATAAGAGCTAGGTGCATATCCTGCAATCTCTCCTGCTTTCTTTGGATTGCCTAATGCTTCTCCAAACAATGCATTAATAAATTTTTGTTGTTGGTCTGTTAATTCTTTTACTTCTTTTTTACTTGGTAGCATTTATAGCCATTGCCTCTTTTGTTTCTTTTGTATTCTTTTTTCTTTTATCCAATCTGGATTTTTCTTTATACCTAATTCTTCTTTTATCTCTCGTTCTTTGTATCCGTCTTCTGCGGCTTGGAGTATCTGCTCTCTGGCTTTATCCTCTCTTCCACCCACATCTGATATAAGAGATAAGTTAGGAGCAGTAATAACTCTTCTAACAAAACGCTTTTTACACGGAAAGTCTCTTTTAGCGACAGGTAGTAACTTTGTAAATACCTCTCCAGTTTTTGTGTTTTCATATTCGTATATTGGCATTAATTCTCTTTTATAATTTTAAAATATTTTTCTTGATATTTATTTAAACTTATTAAACTATTTATCTTACTATCTTCTTTACACAATTGTACATACATATCTGTATCTGTCAACCATTTTCTGCCATTCCAAAATTCAAATCCATCAAATCTTGATTTGTACATACTGCTTTCTTCATAGGCATATGATAGATGATATTTTTTATATCCCTTTTCAATAGCCCATTTTATTTCAAATAATGTTGCATATGTTCCAAGACTTAATTTAGGATTATTATAATCCCATGCAAACTGACCTGTTAAAACATGTTCGTCTGCAAATTCTATTAGTTCTGTAAATGCAACTGGGGTATCTTTATAGTAATAAACAAAGTACTTCCAATCAATAGGGTCATCTCGAATAAGTATTTCACTATTTTCTTCATTACCCTTTTCGTAATAATCTTTGTGTTTAATATATTTTATGTATATATCTGATACAATATTACGTAAGTTATCATCTAGCTTATCAAATATTTTTACTGTAATATCTTTTGTATTAAGTATCTTTCTTTGTTTTTTACTAAACGTAAACTTAGATAAAACTAATCTGCACCCTCTAGCATTTATCCAAGTCATTTCATTTAACTTTTCATAATACCAAGATAAAGGTATCCAACCATTTTCTAGTGCATAAGAGTATTCTTTTTCTTCAAACGTTGCTAATGCTAACGAGTAAACTAAATCGTAATTAGTAAGCTTACCTGTTATATGGTCAAAGAATATTTTCATTCATTACAGATGGCCTTTGTCTTTATCATAACTCGTTCCTTGATTATCTATAAACTCTGTTATGTAAGAGTCATCTGTAAATTTATCTTCTCTAGTATTCTCTACTGTATAAATTGTTTGGTCTATTTTATATCCAGGATTCTTCAACAATCTATCTGAGATGTATGAATCATCCATCCATATAATTCTGTTATTAGGATAGATAAAAAAATTACCATCATCCATTTTAAACAGATGTCCACATTTATGTTCTGGGTCTTCTGAGAAATTAGTATCAGTTGCACCTGCTTTATTTTCCCATGCCCAATCTAATGTAAACATGTATGTTCCTCTTCTCCATGTACCTTTAAAATCTATTAAGTCTGCTCTGCAGTTAGCTAGTCTATTTCTTCTATTAACATCAATATATGGAGAAAAACAATCCCAATACATATGTATATTTAAATTATGTATTGGTGCATCTTTTTTCCAACATAAAGCATGAATAGGTCTTCTTGTCCAGTTTACTCCGTTTTCTAGTAAACATTCAAAAAGAGGTACTTTTCTTTCTAAACTTGCAACACTGTGTACATCACATACACTAAAACTGCCATGACCTTTTTCATGGTCATACATATACTCATCTCGAATAAAACAATTAAAGACTGGTAAGTTGTGATTTAAAAATGCCACCTATTTTTTCTTCTTATGTCTGTTTGCAAAATTACGAGCAGATTCAACTGAACGAAATCCCCATTTGCGGAGGGCTAGTGCCTTCCTGGTTGGGCGACCTTTCTCATCTTTCATCGGCCCTTTCATTCCCGCAAATCTTGCGGCAAAAGAAATTCTTCGTGGATTGACTCCCTTTTTAACTGGGGGCTTTAAGTTAGCACCTTCTTTTCTTTTAAAGTACTTTCTACCTGCCGCAGTTAATCCGCCAGTTTTACTTTTATGTTCTTTTCTCATTACGAAAACTTCCTGTACTTAGCAGTTTTCTTTGCTATTTTCTTTGGTTGTTTTGAAACTTGTTTTCCTGCTTTCTTAGCTTTTCTTTTAGCTTTAGTACTAGCCGCATACTCAGCAGAAGAAAGAGCTTTAATAGCTTTCTCTGGTAAATACCTTTCACCAGTTTCAGAGCTTTTCTTACCACTCTTGGTTCTCCATTTCTGTTTTCCCCAAGCTTTAAGACTTCTTTGACTTTTTGCTAGTGCCATGTTTTTTCTTTAAACTAACTTTGGCTTTCTTTGCCAATCGTGCTTGTTGTGGTTTACCTCCATACTTAGAACGCTGTTCTAATACAGTTAGGATTTGAACTTTTCTAGCATACGGCTTTTTAACTCGTTTAACTTTAGCAATGCTTTTTTTAGCATCGCCCACAGTCGCATACTTAATTTTAACAGTGTCTCTTGGATTTTCATCTGTATATAATCTCCTTCCACTACCCTTTGGTTTTTTACCTGTTCCTACTTTTGGGTCTGCCATCGGTTAGCCTCTGCAACCGCCGCAACTCCCACCACAATATTCACACATTATACTTTTACCCTTTTCTTAATAATTGGCTTTTTACCATTTTTCTTTTTGATAACGCCTCTTGCTATTAAGATATCTTTTTTTGTTACTTTACCATCTCCAGACATATCTGGAAACTTTTTCTTTTTATTTTTTTTCTTCATTACTGTTTTCATTACTTATATCCTCCCCCTGCTTTTTTATAAGCTTTTGCCATTGCTTGTGCTTTTCTGGCACTCCACTTGCCCGCCGCAGTTCCGTGCGAGGCTTGTGCTTTAATACGATTAAAAATCCTTTTACGCATACCAGGCTTAGTATAGTTACCTGCTTTGTTTACAGTTGACTTACTTTTTTTTGCCATAGTATCTAGTTTTACTCTTAGCTAAAGTAGATAAAGTTTTAGCTTGTCCTGCATGAGAACGTGAAGCTTTGTTAAGTGCTTTTGCTACTTTTTTTATTTTTCTTTTCTGTGTTTCTTTCATTACTTCTTCTTTACAGTTTGTTTAGCTCGTTTAAATTGTGCCGCAGTAGGTGCACCTTTTGCACCTTTCTTTCTCATTGCTTCGCCACGTTTTCGTTTAGCGTGTATATTTGCGTATAATCCTTTTCTTGCCATTATGAACTCTTAAATTTTTTGGAGGCAGACTTAGTCCTCGGGAAGGAACGATTTTTATTTGCTGATTTTACTTGTAAATTACCACGTTTATTATTCATGGCATTACCATCTTTATGGTGAACGTCTTTATTAT